CATGCTGCACTCACTCCACAGCGCAAGCTCGCTGTATCGCTCCGTGCAGAACAAAAATCGAACCGCGAAGTACGCCCCACTGTTCGTGGGTAGGATCCTTACCGGACGCAGTCAGCCCGTTCATGGTAGCCTTGGCGGTCGACCGGTACAAGCGCATTTTGGCGAGCGTAGAGGTGCCGAGCCCGGCCAAGTAAATCGTCGATGGCGTATCTCCGCCGCCCTTGAATGCAATCTCAGTGCCCACGACTTCGAGCCCCCAGGCCATCAAGGTGTCTGCCACCAGCTGCAACGCCACTGCACCGACATCTGCATCTGGGTCTGCCTCGAACGTGGTAGCAATGGCGTACAACGGGTCATACGACGCGGCGTCCATCCGGCAAATATGTGCCACTGCCTCGGGGTCTGCTCCCGGCATCCGTGTGTACGCCACTGTCGGAATCCCGAGGTAGCTGTATACATGGAGCATGCGAAAGCCGCGTTGAGCGGAAGTTTCCGCCGAGCCAAACAGGTCGCCAGCGAAACCTTGAAGCGTCGAACACCCAAGCACGAGCGTCAGTAGTACCAAACCCACAATGCTGCTGAACTTGAATCTAGTTGACATGGTTACTCCTACTCCTTAACGAGCGTTGGGGGGAGTGGTAGATCTTGTACAGTTGCCGAGTTCACAGATGGTTCAGAAATCGCGCCAGACGCGGATACGGACACCGCACGATAACACATGTCCCCAGAACCCAGCGGGTTGGAAACTTCTCCGACGGTAGCCACTGGAGACGCTTCTGCAGTAGAGCACCCCACATGGTTCAACGGATCAGTGTATAGAACAAGTGTAAGCGCATCATCGCACGTCACCAAGCAGATAGTGCTCGCCGGAATTCCAAGCTCCGACGCTGCTGCCCTCCAAGCTGTAGTAGTTGCGCTTGGCCGATAAGTAACATCCTCCTGAGCATTAGCCACAGTACTCGAAAACAAGAGCATTGTGAACAGGGTGAAGATAAACAATTTCATGTCACTCCCTCTCTCTAAGGTTTCGGAAATGCTGCTACTGGGAGCGTAGCAGAAAAATCCTCGACATAAACACACTCCCCAGCAACGAATCTGAACTCATCCATGTAGCCATCGAGGTGGCGGATGGGTCCACCAACCTCCTCTATACGACCAAGGACAAGCGGTGTATCTGGGTAAAAGATAGGATCTTGTGTGGAGCCCCCAGTAATCGGTACACCGTCCACATAGAAATCGATGGAGTTGCCCATCCTTCGAACCACAACATGGTACCACTGATTTGGCGTCCAACTCGCCTTGTTCCCAGAGATCTTTATATTGTCTTCACCATCCCTGGAGTACTCGAACACAAGATCCGTGTCAGAGTTGTCCCAGTAGAACGCCCACCCACGCTTATCCGTAGTAGCGTCCCAATGTGAAGCAATGCAGAAACCATCATCACCAGCGGATACTGACGTAAGCCAAATCCAACACTCAATTGTAAACTCTTCTACGTCAAGATCAAACGTAGCTTCATTCGCCAACTCAAGCCCGCCATCTGCAGAGCCATCAAGCAGCAAGCTGTATGTACCAAACTTGGCCTGCACTGCGCTTCGTGATGCAGTGCCAGTGAGAGTAGATGGCCCATAGTTGTACCGACCCATATCGTCGGGCGGATTCTGCTCCATGTCCAACATCACTGTAGTAGGAACACCAAACAGCCAATCCCACATTGCTGTCATTGCGTTGGTACGCTGAACAGCAGTCAAACCAGCACCAGCCGCAGTGTTGTAGACCACAGCCTCATAGAAGTTGCCTTCCATATAGCTAGATGTACCATTGTACCCAAGCACAAACTTTGTGTTGTAAGTATAATTAGCTGTAGGCGCACCAGGCCAAAAGGCCGCACGAGTGGTAGCAAACTCACGAGACCACGACATGTGGTAAATTTCACCGTTGTCCCAATCAAGCCACACCACATTCTCTGGATGCAATTTAGTGTACCCACCGTTTGGCGAAAAATCTTTAGTGACCCCCTGCTGAAACCCTCTATAGTTGTTGATGTAGTAATTGAAGTATTTCCGAGCCTCCACCCCAACAACCATTCCGAAATAAGCCCCGACTATAATCGGAATACCACACACGTGACTATTGCCATCCGTGTGCTCGCCATCAAAAATACAAACCGTGTTTGGATGGGCTGTCATATATGGAGCAGTCTGTGTAGTAGCTCCAGTTACGTACATCGCAGACTCATTGCCCACAGATGTATTATCGAAGTACGCAGCAAGCCGACCACACCGACTCTCCTGGAACTTCAACACTGGCTCTCTATTTGCAGCCACCGCAACGATGTCCTGAGCATTGACACTCTGGTCATACAAAATAGTCAGTGTAGGCGTACCACGAGTATAGAACGGTGCAGGATTTCCAAGGTTGTCCGCGAACACCTGCTGCAACGATGAATCATAACCATCCCTAACCTGGAACAGAGGCCCCGCGTACCCACTCACGAGGAGTCGAAGTCCCCACGCAGCATCTACACCTGCAACACCGGGCTGCGTATCATAGGTGGGACTTATACCTACAGGTGCGCCCATCGAAGCGATAAGTCTCGCGTCGTCCCAAGCCACCAATGGTGTTTGACCGCCCGTAACAGGAGTCCCCATAACAGATGCGCGAACCTTGACGGTTGTATTGGGTACTGCACCATTCACAATGCGCCTTTCCCACGTATCTTCAGCAGCGGGTGAGTGCGCAGTACTCGAAGATACACTCGGAGCAATGACCGCCGGAGAAATATCCCAGAACTCCAAAACAATGTACGGAACATCTAAAACAGCTGAACTCCGTGCAACCCACACATCAAATTGAAGTTGGCAGCCCACAAGCTTAAGCTGATCAGCCGCTGTGATATCGTAGTCTTGATACGCACCAATAGTGTCCGTATTCGTATTGGCCCGCCAAAAGTATGTACCCGAATGCGGAACCAGCAGATCATGCACATCGTCGCGGATTGCATCGAAAGAGGCATACTGCGTCCAAATATCCGCACCCTCAAAACCACTGTCAGCTAGGATTGAGTCTGTTGAAAACGCAAACTCGCGGTACTCAAACTCCCACGTGTCTGCAGAATAGCTGTACACACCACTTGCATCTTTTGTGTACAGCTCAAGCTTAGCTTCAGTGCTTCCACCAATACCACCTAGCCCTAACAGACCAACATTGCCAATCTCAAAAGCACCTAGTGTTGAATTAATGAGCACATCACCAAAGTATAGTTTTGCGTGAAGTGTCAAACCAGTCATATCAACATCTGCATCGTTGTACAAATCAGCAACAAAGTCATCTCGCTGACGAACGCCCATAGGGTACAACACAATCCATTTCGAAGGCTGCACAGTCCGCTTCAATCTAGAATTCTGATCGTTGTCAAGAAACCAATGCACAGTTTCTTGTAGATCCGGGGGCAGCGGAGCCTGGTACCGCTTACTAAATGGGCCAGATTCGATAGCCACGTACTGCCCATCGGGCTGACTGCCACTTAGTGCAGAAGAATACACTCGAAGGTATCGTGTACTCGCGTCATACGCATACCGTGCCGTAGACAACCAAGGCATATTAACATCAATGAAATACAAAGGCTCACCCGCAGAATGATCAGCAAAATCAGTATCTAACAAAGCCCTGTACAAATTAGTCAGTGTCCAAGTGCCATCACTTTCATCAAAAGCACTTTCAAACGCCATGAACTCACCATTGATGTAACACAGGTTGTACCCTTCACGAACTTCAGCTGTAGTGCGTGTAGTTGGAAAGAAAGTTGTGTCTGAAACCCCACCAATCAGGTAACTCGGAATAACACCATCGCGCTTACCATAGTTCTTAGACATATCCGCCAACAACGGCATGCTGTGCGGATACACAACACCATCCAACTCGTACTCAGTTTTATCAGGATCCGTGTAATCAAAATCCTCATTACCAAACACGGAGTACATCACTTGAGCAGTATCCGCGGGCGTGGCCAGAATCCACAAGAATCCAGTGAGCTGTGTATCAGGGTCTGCCCAGAGGGGGCTCTCGGCGACGATCGCGCCGCGGAGAAGGAAGTAGGGGGTGGGAAACGCCTGCACGTACAGGGCGTCCAGGGGCTGCGTATCAGGGGGAATCCACAGCGTGCCAGTAGGCGATGCGAATAGCGACGTAGACGCAGCGAACTCATCCTGGATTGCGTCAAGTACGATGGTGTCCTTGGCCAACTCTGAAAAGCGCATACGTGCCACACGCATGACCATGTTTTCAACACCATCATTAGGCCAGTTGAACCTGAACTCTCTGCCAGGCAGCATTGTGGCACCGTCTCGATTCACCTCAATGGACATCTTATACAAAGGTACGGACACGACTGCCAATTCACGCCAGGCTATGTCGTTCGCAAGAGCTGGCACGCATACCATGGGAAACTCCATATCCATGGATCTTACACTACCTTGGAAATTGATATTGGCCATGTCTTGTGCAAACGCATTTGACACATTGTACTCAGCATCACGATTTGTGAATGAGACCCGTACCTGATTGATGGTTTCCTTCCATGCAGAGCTTGAGAAATTACGAAATTCCAACACGTTGCTTGGATCAAACACCGGAAGATCTTCTACAACATAGTCGTTGCGAATCAGGTTGATCCCAATTTTTCCAGTCGTAGGATCCTGGTACATGATGCCGTTGATGTGCCTGACGATCTCACTGATGATTTGCTTAGCCGAGCTGGGGCGATCAATCTGAAGACTTATGCCGAAATTTTCATCAGCCAACGTCAATGCAGCTGTGTTAAAGCTGTCTACATCAATGTGGCTCACGTTGATACTTGGAGTTCCCCAACTACCAACCATCAAGTCATAAATGACGGCGATTGGATTCATGTCTACAGGGTCAACAGCATCACCGAGGTAGAGTGTTTCAGCACCAAGCCCAAGAGCGTTTGGATACCTGGAGACAGTGAAGCTGATCTTCCGTAGATACGGGGATTCCCCAATATACACATTGTGGAAAACCATGTGAGCAAGGCCACGATGGGGAATGTAGTCGTCATCTGGAATGTAATTATCTATTTGAGTATTCACACCTTGGGTAAAATCTCCAGTGTACCAGTACACATACCCAAAAAGGGAATCAAAGCCACCAGAAATACTGTTGGATGAAACAACAATAATGTCTTGGCCTACTCCAAACCTCTCACCGTTGGTTTGCTTTAGGCCAGAAAAAATAACATCTTTCTCTACCAGAACCTCATGCAGTGAAACTTTTGTCTCACCTAGACAGATACCAAGGTCAAAAGTAAGAAAGTACCGCCATCCGACGATGTAGTCCTTTTTCTTAAAAATGCTAATCTTGACAGTCTTCATAATAGCTTTTGCGTTGAAATGTCCATACCACAATGTGTTTGGAGCATTTACGCGAACTTTGCCAAACACCAAAGGTGCTGGCGACCCTTGCGTAGCTCTGGGGAAATCAAACTCACTGAGCGTGGCTGCCTTAGCGTTGTCTATTTCAGGATCAGGGACAAGTGCCTGTGCTATTAAAAAAAGCGCAACTGAAAACAATAGCATTAACATTATAGCTTCCCATCGAATGGGTTGTAGTCAGGGATGAACGGGAACCCGCCGTAATTGATCGTATTGCTAAACTTGTCTGCGCAAGTTTCAATGGAGTGGTCACAACCAACAACCAACTCAATACCGTCCCCAACATTGATATCTGAAAATGGAAATGAGATAGTAATTGTGTCATCAGTGTGTCCACTAATCATGCGCCGTTCACCATTTTCATCAGAAACCATTTCACCACCAATCAAAATATTTGATGCAAAGCCCGCATCATCTACCTGAATGATTGTTGGTGTAGAAATGGCGACTATAGTAGTATCCTTCTTATAGCTAGAACGAAGTACCGTGCAGCGTGAATCAAATACCACGTGATTGCACAGCAACTGGTAATGTACGGATGGCAACGAGCTGCCAAGTAGCGCAGAAAACAGTCCAGCTACTTTCACTTTCGCTACATTACCAGTAATGCTGAAGCTCGACACCGACCCGGTGAACGCAACGACATACTCAGTGTCTAGATCAAGACCATAATGCGATCGGTACACAGTTAACTCTAGCTCTGGTGGGGCAACCGTATATGCATATGCAGCTACAACAGGCAGATCGTGTGGCATCTCAACCACGAGATCTATAGTAGCTTCTGCGTGTGTGCCCACACGAACAGCTCGCCGCTTTATCGGAACAGCAAAATACGTATTACTGCCAAGTACCACATCTTCCAAAGAACTTGTGTAGCGGTACGTACTAAATGAACCTTCAAACTTAAAGACTTCAAGCGGACGACCTCCATGGACAGTGGCTTCCGCATCTTCATAGGCAGTCATTACACCTCAAGCCCCGCTTCCACGCTAGATGTTGTAGTCACAGAAAACTCAATATAGGAATCTAGCGCGCCATGTTCCAACTTTACCTTATCTTTACCTAAACGTACAACATTCAAGAAGCTGACCCTAGTGATATTGCCCCAAGCAGCAGGTAATGCAGGAATAGCTGGACTAATCAACAGTGTGGTTGTACCATTACCATTGTCAACTGAACCTTGAATAGTTGTGTACAGTTCATCTCCATCAGAATTCTCTAGATGTAGCCTGCGGTAAGTCTGGTGTGGATAATATACCAGAGTGAAATCACCATCATCATTAAGCAGCAAAGTAGTAGACCCAACACCGGGCTGCTCTTGCAGTAATAGATCTTCACGATACGTGGACATCAAGAACGGCACACGCTGACCATCACAGGCATCAAGAAAATCTCTCCAGAAATCCATACCGTCGCGTTCACGGTGAATGCGGTACCTCCGTAGGCCTACCACACGTGTGGCATCCCAATTCTTGAAAACCTCAGTCACACCCACAACATTGTCAATCAGAGTGTAGCCTGAATTGAACAGCTCAGGCACTCCAGATTCCGAGTAAGGGCGCACGTCGAGCACATTGAACCCGTCGTACTGAGTAGGAATCCCAGCTGAACCCGGACGAGTAAAGCTTGTCCAAGCTCCCATAGATTCAGCTTTCACTTTCACAGAACCTACAAGTGAATTCATCGCAAAACCAGATTGATCCTTCAACCGCATTCTAAGCACAGGTGAAATAACAACCCCAGCAGGCACATCAAACGTCAACGCTGACGTAGTGGTTGCACCAGTTGGAGCACTTGTCTGCACTGCGAGTATTCGAACAACCTGGAACTCTTCAGTGTATGTATCTATACCAGGCCACAAAAGAACTGCGTACTCACCCGCACGCACGTCCGTATGAACTGGATCGAAATACAGCTTCGATGTACCAACACCAGACACCTGCGTAGTTCTAGTGCTGTATTGGTAAAATGGAAGAAGCACCTCGTGACCCATAGCCTTGAAGTACCAATCGTAGAACTGCCTACGCACGTTTTCATTTTCAATCAACATGTCGAACTTAATATCAATTCTAGGTTGAGAGCGATGCCCAATTCGCTGCTCACTGCCGTCCCAAGCAGTATGTACACCAGTGTACCATTTCCAATTCTCAGTTATTGGTAGATCTGGCATTATGGACAATATCTGAACAGTCGACGCGAAAAAGTAAAACAACGCGTCATCTGCTGTAAACGAAAACGTATACAGCGCAGCAATGTCAACAGGTGCGCCACTACCGATAGTTATTGTAACTGGCTTAAGCTCAAGCCTGTCAAATTCTAAAGGTAGGTCTGGAGGATCTGTAATGCTTAGCGTAAGGCCAAGCGCGTCCGCAGCATCAATGTCAGTCAAATCATTAACGAGTGGATACGGAAAAGCATTCCAAATCGAAAACGGAATAGGCACACCAACTAGTGGATTAACAGCACGCATTATCCTAGGTGATATATAAATACGATAGTAGAAATCACCAATGAACGAACGAAGTACGCCCATTGACGCCGCACCAGCTTTACCTGCAGTCGGAGACACGTTTTGCAATGCCCCATCAGCTGTAATGTAGATATCATCCTCACTAATACCGTCCCTAGCCAAACCAGTATCAGCACCAGTCGTATTATGGTCTTCAGCCGGGGCGTACTTCTTAAACCTATTCCATGCAGCCGGTTTACCAGCAGCTAAGCAAACGAAGCTGTGATCAGTGATCCCAG